GCCCGTCACCCGCCATCTGACCGGGCTGGCGATCAGCCTGGAAACCCAAGGCAATTTAAACATCGCCGTGTCCCTTTACGAGGGCGACGAAATCGACGTTTACCCACCCGTCATGCGTGACATCGAAGTCACCGGCAGCTTCGGCGTGGTCGGCCGCGAACACACCATAGATACCCTGGACGTTTATTATGATTGATGCGAATTCGCAGTTTTTCGCGATCCTCACGAATGTGGGGATGGCCAAGCAGGCGAACGCCGACGCGCTCGGCATTCCCTGGCTGCTCACACAGTTGGGCGTGGGGGATGCTAACCCGGGCGGGTTGGCTGATCCGCCTAACCCGATCCCCTCGGCAGGTCAGAGCAAGCTCCTCAACGAGTGGCGCCGTAAGCCGCTCAATCAACTGAAGATCGACCCGGTCAACCCGGCGGTGATTATCGCCGAGCAAATCATTCCGGCCGATGACGGCGGTAAGTGGATTCGCGAAATCGGTCTGTACGATGCGGACGGCGATCTGGTGGCGGTGGCCAACTGCGCGCCGAGCTTCAAGCCAAACTTGGCTCAAGGCTCGGGCCGCACGCAAATCGTGCGCATCAATTTCGTCGTTACCAATACCGGCAATATTCAGCTCAAGATTGACCCGGCGATTGTGCTGGCCTCGCGGGCCTACGTCGACGCGGCGATTCTGGAAGTGCTGCCGAAGAACAAACTCCCCGGCGAATACACGCGGGTCAAGGTCAATGATCGCGGTGTAGTGGTGTCCGGCGATAACCCGGACACGCTGGCCAAGATGGGTATCAAGGACAGTTACACGAAAGACGAGGTCGACGCGATGACGGCCCAGGCTACGGAAATCAAGCTCGGCACGGCCAAGATTGCCACGCAGGCGATGACGGATGCCGGCACCAATGACGCCGCGATCGTGACCCCGAAAAAACTGCGCTGGGGGTTTTCGTTCAATATTACGGGTGGCGGCGCCAACTACATTATTTTCCCAAGCTGGCTAGGGGGGCTGATGATTCAGTGGGGGTATACGGCTTCTGTTGGTTCGGGCGCAAACCTGTTGCATGCCTTCCCTACGGCGTTTGTAGGCGCTCTTCCGATCGTTATTGGTTCGTTTACCAATAACTCGATCGATGCGGTAAAGGGCGAGACTTACATTGCGCAGTTGAAGGCGATCACTCTGTCTAATGTGACGGTAAGAAATTTAGGCCCGTCGCCGGCTCAGTACAACTATCTCGCGATCGGGCGTTAGATCTTCTACTTAAAAAGGGCGGGATATATGAAGTACGCAACCTTTACTGATGCTGGCGAGCTTGTGGGGCGCCATGACGACGCTCATTCGGCCGTTCCAGAAGGCGCCGTAGCGCTAACGGACGCCCTCTGGTTTGCAACCATGAACGAGACTGATGGCGTTTGGCGGTTGGTCGACGGAGAGGTGGTTAAGCTGCCGTTTGCCGAAGTGGTACCGGACTATACGCAGTTGGTTGCCGTCGAGCGCTACAAGCGTGAGGCGACCGGTGTCACTGTTGAAGGCTTATTGATCGAGACAACGCGCGACAGCCAGGCGCTGATTGCCAGTACCGGATTGTCCGCCGTTCTCGATCCTGAATACCGCTGCAACTTCAAAACGGTAGGCGGGTTTGTCGAGATCGGATCGGCGCAAATCATCGCAATCGCCAAGGCCGTGCGGGCGCATGTTCAAGCCTGCTTTGACCGCGAGCTGACGCTGTTGCGGGCGATCGAGGCCGGCGAGTATCGCGACGACATGCTGTCGCAGGGCTGGCCGGATTCCTCGCCGCCTGATCCTGCAGAGCTGCAATAGACGCCCCGCACTGACGGGGCGTTTTCTTTTCCGTTACGCGTAACACCAACACCCTACACAGCCTCGCTCATCGCGGGGCTTTTTCGTTTCTGGAGACTGACCCTTATGAGTTTTTTCCACGGCGTCACGACCACGTCGGTCGACACTGGCGCGCGCACCATCTCGCTGCCCTCGTCGTCGATTATCGGTCTGTGCGACACCTTCACCCCGGGCGTTCTCGGCGGCGGCACGGCGAAAGCTGGCGAACTGAAGTTAATCACTACCGAGCGCGAGGCCATTGCCGCCTTCGGCGCCGATTCGGCAATCACCAAGGCGTGTAAGGCGATCTACGTCAAAGCCAAGGCGGTGATCGTCGCCATCGGCGTGCCCAAGCTGGAGGACGCGGCGCTGCAGACCTCAGCGATCATTGGCGGTGAACTGGTCTCGGGTCAGCGTACCGGCCTGCAGGCGCTGCTCGACGGTAAAAGCCTGTTCAACGCTCAGCCGCGGTTGTTGATCGCACCGGGCCACACCGCGACTCAGGCGGTGGCTACGGCGCTCGACAGCGTGGCGCAGAAGCTGCGCGCGATCGGCATCATCGACGGCCCGGGTACGACCGACGAGGCCGCTATTGCCTACGCCGAGAACTTCGGCAGTCGCAACCTGTTCATGGTCGACCCGGGCGTCAAGTATTGGGACACGGGCACCAGTTCGACGGTCGACGCGCCCGGCTCGGCTTGGGCGGCAGGCCTGTTTGCCTGGACGGATGCTGAATACGGCTTCTGGGCTTCGCCATCGAACAAGGAATTGACCGGCATCACCGGTACCGGCCGCGCGGTCGAGTACCTGGACGGCGACGAGACCTGCCGGGCCAACCTGCTCAACAACGCCAATATCACCACCATCATTCGCGATGACGGTTATCGCCTGTGGGGCAACCGCACGCTGTCGAGCGATCCGAAGTGGGCCTTCGTTACCCGCGTTCGCACGCTGTTCATCCTCATGGATGCGGTGCAGGCGGGGCACAAGTGGGCGGTCGACCGTTCGATCACCAAGACCTACGTGACCGATGTCACCAACGGTCTGGATGCGTTCATGCGCGACCTGAAAGCCCAGGGCGCGATCATCAACTTTGAAGTGTTCGCCGACACCGAACTGAACACGGCCAGCCAGATCGCCCAGGGCAAGGTGTATTGGCGCATCCGTTTCACCGACGTGCCGCCGGCAGAGAACCCGAATTTCCTTTTCGAAGTCACCGATCAGTGGATGACCGAAGTGCTTGAAGCAGCCTAAGGGGGCGTAACCAATGATTCCTCAGACTTTGTACAACACCAACCTGTTCGTCGACGGCGTGAACTTCTCCGGCGACGTGCCGAGCCTGACGCTGCCCAAGCTGACCACCAAGACCGACGAATATCGTGGCGGCGGCATGGCTGGCCCCATCGATATGGATCAGGGGCTTGAAAAAATGGAAGCCTCGTTTGTCACCAAGGGCGTGCGCCGCGAGTCGCTGAAGTACTTCGGCCTGGCCGACGGCACGGCGTTCAACGCCACGTTCAGAGGTGCCTTCAAGGGCCAAAAGGGCGCTGTGACAGCAGTCGTTGCCACCCTGCGCGGTCGCCTCAAAGAGGTCGATCTCGGTGACTGGAAAGCCGGTGATGCGGCCGAGATTAAACACGCCGTTTCGGTCACGTACTACAAGCTCGAAATCGACGGGCGCCTGATGTACGAGATCGACATGGTCGCCGGCATTCAGGTGATCGACGGCAAAGACCAACTGCTTGAAGTGCGCCAAGCACTCGGCATGTAAGGAATAGATTCAGATGACTCAAGCAATCGCTAAAAACCTGCCGGCTTGGCTGTCGCTCAGTGCAATCGGTGCCGTCGTAACGCTGACCCGTCCCAGTCAAGCAAACAGCGTCGACGTAGAGGCGTTGACCCTGCGTGCCCCGACCGTGCGTGCGGTACGCGCGGCCGACCGCGCCGCCAATGGTGACGACGAACAGCGCGAGCTGATGTTGTTCGCCGGTCTGGCTGAAGTCGGGCTGAAGGATCTTGAAGGCCTCAAGATGGCCGACTATCGACGCGTGCAGGCGGCGTATACGCACCTGGTGCCGAAAACCGATTATTCGGACTCGATGCCGGCATGGTTGTCGCTGACCACCGATCAGGTGCTGGTGACGCTGTCGTGCCCGAGTGAAATCAACGGGGTGACCGTCGACAAGCTGGCCTTGCGTTCGCCGACCGTGGGCGACGTGCGAGCCGCCAACCGTGAAGTGGGTGGTGACGATGAGCAGCGCGAACTGGTGTTGTTTGCCGCGTTGTCCGGTGCGCCTGTCGCGGATCTGGAGGGGCTGAAGCTGTTGGATTTTAACCGCTTGCAGGCCGGCTATTTTCGCATGGACAACGACGACGGGCTTTAACCCCAGCGTGATCAAGTCGGCGGCGAAACGTCTGGCGGCGGAAACCGGTTTTTCCGCCGCTGAGATCCAGTCGATGCCGTTTGCGGAAATGGTGTGGTGGCTCACGGATTGAGCCGCTTTGGGTAGTGCTGGGCACATGGGGGCCATCACATGGCGAACAAAATCGCCCTCGGGCTGGTGATCGGCGGCGCCGTCAGTTCCACGGTCGGCACCGCGTTTAAGGATGTGACCGGGCGTATCAAGCGCCTCGAGGCAGAAGGCAACAAAGCGCGTGTGCTGCAGCGCACGATTGGCGACACCATCCGCCTGCGTGAAGAATGGAAAAAGGCTCACGACACCGGCGCTGCCGGTGCGTCCAAATTACTCAGCCGTTTGAACTCGAACCTCGACAGCTTGAAAAAGCAGGGGGTCGAGGTCGGCCGGCTGGAAAAAGCCTATCGCTCGATGGGGCAGATGGCCAACAAAGCCGAGCTGAAAGCCAAGGGTCATCAGCAGATCGATTCTGGTGTAAAGGGCATGAAGGGCGCTGTCGGTGCGGCGGTGGTCGGTGTCGGTGCCATGGCGGTACCGGCCAAGGTCAGCGCGGATTTTGGCGCGATTGTGCGTGACATCGCGATCAAGGCCGGCATTGCCAACAAGCCGCAAGAGCAGGAGATGTCGCGCAAGATCATCGACACTTCACGCGACACCGGCATGGCGCGCAACGATGTGGCCGACGTGGTCAATCAGTTGGTCGGTGCCGGTATGGACCTGAGCAAGGCGCTGGAATACGCGCCTGTCGCAGCCAAGTTTGTCGTGGGGCAGGGATCCAGTGGCGTCGATACGGCGAAGATGATCAACGCCTTGGGGCAGAACGCCAAGATCACCGATCCCAAGCAGATGCAGCAGGCGCTGGAAGCGATCGCCTACCAAGGTCAGGCAGGCAGCTTTGAAGCGGCCGACATGGCCAAGTGGTTTCCGGAGCTGTTGGCGAACATGGCCAGCAACGGCATCACCGGCTTGGATGCGGTGACGCAACTGGGCGCCATGTTGCAGGTGCAGATGAAGCAGGCTGGCAGTTCGGACGAAGCGGCCAACAACCTGAAAAACTGGATGGGCAAAATCGGCTCGACTGATACGGTCAAGGCCTACGAAAAAGCCGGGATTGATTACAAGGGATCGATGCAGACCGGTTTGCAAAACGGCATGTCGACGCTTGAGACCAGCATGTCGCTGGCTCAGAAGTACATTCAGGCGACCGATCCGAAGCGTGCGGCGGCCATGGCCGAAGCCACGTCAAAAATCAGCAAGGAAGCCGACCCGGAGAAGGCCAAGGCCATGATGGCCTCGCTGGAAGAATCCCTGCGCACCGGCGACCTGTTCGCCGACATGCAGGTCAAGGCCGCACTGTCGGCCTACATGCAGAACAAGGCGCTGTACAGCCAGCTCAAAAACGATTCGCGTGACGCGACCGGGATCCTCGACAAGAACCTCGCCGAGCGGCGCGAGTCGTCATCGCAGAAATGGGCGGAAATGGCCCAGTCGATGGATGACGCCATGCGCAGCATCGGTGATGCGCTGCGCCCGGTGACGGACACCGTGGCCGAGTCGTTGACCAAGGTTACTAAAGGCATTACGTCGCTGACTGATAGCGCGCCCGGGGTGGTTGCCGGTATCGCCACGGTCGGGGCGGGGCTGATTGCCTTAAAAGGTATCTTCAGCACGATCAAGATCAGCAAGGGACTGCTAAACCTTGCGCGTGGGTCGCGCGGTGGCAGGAATGGGAGCGAAGCCCCAAATAAAAACCCCGGAGAGCTTGATCTGGTAGCGACTGGCCTGGATGTTGTTTCGCGGGTGAAGGATGCGGCAACAGGCGGTGGCCTTGGTACTGAAAGTGGTGCAGGTAACGACGGCGTCAAGAAGGTTTTCGTCGTCAATGCCGGCGCTATGGGTGGCGGTGTGGATGCGTCGGGCGAATCGCGCCGACGTGGACGTGGGTCAAGGCGCAGCGCGCGGCGCCGATCGTTGCCGAGTTCGAGAGGTACTCGCCCATCTGTGCCTCGTCCATCTGTTCCGGTTTCACGTCCATCTGTTCCGGTTTCGCGGCCACCTGTTTCGATCCCGTCGCCATCAGTCCCTGGGGCATTGTCCAAGCTCGGCGTCGTCGCCGAAACCGTCGGCAAGGCCGGCAAGGTGGCCAAGGTCATTCCTGGCGGCACGCTGCTGGAGTCCGGCGCGATGGCTTTTGAAACCTTTCAAAACGCCAAGACCAAGAACGAAAAAGCCGAAGGTTACGGTTCGGCCGCTGGCAACCTGGCCGGCACCATGGCCGGCGCAGCAGCTGGGGCCACCATTGGTTTGATGGTGCCGATTATCGGCCCGGCCATCGGCGGCTTGATCGGTGCTTACCTGGGCAGTCAGGGTGGTGCGGTGCTGGGCGGGTCGTTGGGTAAGTCGTTGTTCGGTGACGAGGATGAAAAGCCCGAACAAACGGCAAAGGCGCCGGTGCCAGTCACGCCGCTCATGATGGCGTCAGCGGCGCAGCAAGGCCCGGTGTTGGGAGATGTCGCGCGCTCGATGGCGGTGACGGCGCCGCTCAAGTCGGCCGCGCTGGCTATCCAGCCCAAGGAGGCGGAGAAGCCGGTTCCGGCCAAGGTGGATCAGCAGTTTCAGTACTCGCTGAATATGCCGGTCACGGTGCAGGGGGACGTGAAAGACCCGCAAGCCTTGGCGCAGGATCTGATGCCGCACATGCAACGAATGATGGCGGACGCGGCGAAGAGTAACGCTGCCAGGCTTTACGACGAACCCCATGTCTAAGGAGGTTTCATGGCTTACATGGAGCAGATGCAATCGAGCCTGAAGTACCTGGTCGATGCGGCGGAAACCGGGCGGCGCAGTGCGGACGGCATGCTGACCCCGGTCAACGGTGCGATCCGCGAACTGACCGGCGCTGCGTCCGAGCTGGAGAACATCCCGTTTGTCGGGCCGGCCATCGGCGCCAAGCTTCAGCGGGTGATGCGCGGCGTCGACGCGGCTCAGGCCAAGGTCGGTCAGGTGGCGGCGGTGTACGGCCGCGCCACCCGGGCGGCGGCTGAAGTGCAGGATCGGCTGGGCACGTTGAAGGAGCAGGCGGGCAAGGCGGCCACGGCAATCAACAACGTCGCCGGTAAGGTCATCCCGTCGCTGGCCAACATCGTGCCCACCAGTTCCTTTGCCGGTGAGGCTACGCCGGCGCCGGAGGCGGTGAAGCCGTTCCCGCATTTGATGATTATTCAGCCGCGCGATCCGAAGATTGAGCCGTATTACTTCAACCTGGACACGGCAGCGTTCGACGAGCTGAGCCGTTCGACCGAATTCCGCTGGGCTTCGCAGGAGCGGCTGACGCGCCGCCCGGCGAAGCAGGCCATCGGTATGGGCGATGAAAAGTTGACGCTCAAGGGCACGATCTATCCGGGCTTCAAAGGCGGTTTAAAGCAGCTCGACACGCTGCGCTCCATCGGGGCCAGGCTGCAACCGCTGACCCTGACCACGGGCTATGGCGAGGTGATCGGGACGTGGTGCCTGAAAAACATCAACGAGGAACAGTCCGCGCTGCTGCACGGCGGGATTGCTCGCAAACAGGGCTTCACTCTGGAGTTTGAGCGCTATGGCGACGACATGCAGGACGTCTGACGGCGACATGCTCGATGTCATTTGCAACAACGTTTACGGCCATCTGAATGGCAGCGTCGAGGCCGTGCTCGATGCCAATCAGGGGCTGGCCGATGAGCCTCAGCCGTTCCGGTTGGGCGTGATTATCGTCCTGCCGGATCTGTCGAGTCCGACCAGTGAAGGCCTCAGCTTGTGGGATTGACTCAGGGCGATATCGCCGCCGCGTAACACGTAACGACCGCTATTTTTCTGACCTGCCTCGTGCGGGTTTTTTATTGGAAAAGATCATGACTCCGATGTTTCGAATCGTCGCCGACGGGGCCGATGTCACGGCCAAGATCAATGATCGGCTGTTGCTGCTGCGTACCTCTGACAAGCCGGGCATGGAGTCCGACGAATTTGAGCTGCGTATCGACGACCGTGATGGGCAAGTGCAATTGCCACGGCGTGGCAGCTCAATCGAGATCTACTTGGGTTACGCCGAAACGACCTTGGCGCGCATGGGCAGTTACACCGTGGATACGGTCGAGGTGTCAGGCCCGCCGGATACCATCGTGATCAAGGGTAAGGCCAGCGACATGCGTGGCAGTGGCAAGACTATCCGTAGCGGAAGCTGGGAAGACGTGCCGCTGTCGAAGATCGTGGCTGACGTCGCGGCGCGTAATGGCTGGCAGCCGGTGTGCCCGGTGTCGACCAAGGTCGCCCGCGTCGACCAGCTCAACGAGTCCGATTTTAATTTCATAACCCGTGTGGCCAAGCAATACGACTGCACGGCCAAGGTGGCCGACGGCAAGCTGTTGGTGATGCCGCGCCAAGGTGGCCAGACGGCCAGCGGTAAAGCATTTGGCGCTATCACGCTGACCCGCAGTGACCTTAGCCGCTGGCAATTCAGTCTCGGCGATCGCAATTCGCACAAGGCAGTGGCCACCAAGCATCAGAACAAAAAGAACGGCAAGCTCGCGGTGGTTACCATCGACAACGATGACGCTCCGGACGGATTGCCGGCAGTGCATACCGACCGCCATATCTACCCAGACAAGGGCGCTGCTGAAGCGGCGGCAAAGGCACGTCTGTCGGCGTTCAACCGCTCGACCGCCGATGTGCGGCTTGAAATGCCCGGCCGGACGGACATCTTTGCCGAGCGTCCCATCATCGCTCAGGGTTTCAAGGTCGGGCTTGATGGCGAATACCTGGCGGATTCGGTCGAGCAGGTGTTCACCCAGTCCGGGTGGTCCACCACGGTCGAATGCAACGCCGGCAAAGCCGGTAAATCCAAGGGCAAGAAAAAGAAAGGGCCGAAACCACCACTCAAGGTTGTGAACATCGAGAAGCAGTAACCACATCCCATCGCCGCCTGAGTGCGGTTTTTTTATGTCTGGAGTTTGTATGTCCATCACTGAGCAACAGCTGCAAAGCATCATGCCCAACGCCCGCCGCCAAGCGGGCGTTTTTGTATCCGCCCTCAACGCAGCCATGGCTCATCGACAGATCAACACGCCGAAACGTCAAGCCGCGTTTCTGGCGCAAGTCGGTCACGAGTCGGGTCAGCTGCAGTACGTCCGGGAGCTGGGTGGCGATCAGTACCTGAGCAAATACGACACCGGCAACCTGGCTGCAAAACTGGGCAACACGCCGGCAGCAGATGGTGATGGCCAGCGCTATCGCGGTCGCGGCCTGATCCAGGTCACCGGCCACGACAATTACCTGCGCTGCAGCTTGGCGCTGTTTGGCGACGAGCGATTGCTGCGTACGCCTGAACTGCTGGAGCTGCCGCAGTGGGCCGCGGAATCGGCCGCATGGTTCTGGTCCGTGAATGGGCTGAACGCGCTGGCCGATCAAAACGAATTCAACACTATCACCCGCAGGATCAATGGCGGCCTCAATGGCCTGCAGGACCGGCTGGAGTTGTGGGGGCGGGCGAGGGCGGTGTTATGCGTCTCGGCGAACTGATCCCGACACCGTATCGACTGGTGGCCAAAGGTGTGCTGCTGGCCGTTTTAGCCGGTGCTTCCGCAGCCATCGCTTGGCAATTACAGGACTGGCGCTACGGCAAACAGCTCGCAGAGCAAACCCGACTCCACACCGAAACCCTCAACCAGTTGGCTCTGGCCACGGTTGCGCAGCAGCGTGCCGAACAAGACAAACGCCTTGCGCTCGAGCAGCGCCTGGCTACCAGCGAACAAACCCACTACCGAGCCTTGAGTGATGTCCAACGTGATCAAGGTCGCCTGCGCGACCGCCTTGCCACTGCTGATCTGCGCCTGTCAGTCCTACTCGACGCCACCCCCGGCGCCGACAACGGATCGCTGTCGGCCACCACCGCCACCGGCGGCGTGGTTCATGGCCCCACAAGAGCCGAAATTGACCCAGCGCATGCTCAACGAATTGTCAGTATCACCGATGACGGTGATCGGGGACTGATCGCACTGGCTGCGTGCCAAGGTTATGTCAAAGCGATCACTTTCCAATGAAAAAAGCCGGGTTTCCCCGGCTTCTTTTATCAGACAAGCAACAGCGGCAGTACGTCTTGAAGCAGACGAACTACCTCAATTGCCAAGATCAACATCAAATGGCTAATGGACATTTTTGCATCCTATTCGTGATGCTCAGTCGCCAAGCCCTTAGTCGCAAGCGACCAAGGGCCATGGCTCACCATCCATGATCTGTGCTACTTTTGATTCGCGAGAATCTGTGAAGCCAGCATCATTTCGGTGCCGAATCGTCCTAAGCGTTAACGATCCGTGGTTTTGCAGCAAGGCTGGAGGGTTGCCGCCCTTCAGCTTTTTTTTGCTTTTTTTTCTTACTTTCGTTTTTTCCTTTCATCAAACCGACAGGGGCCGTCGCCGGAATCTCGAATGAGACGTGGCGTTTTGGTTCTGTGTGGCTGATGGGAGTGATCTTAGAGCGGGCTTTAAAACTCGTCAATCGCGACCACAGACCTGTAGTGGGAAAAGTGAGGCACTTAAAAAATCGCTTTCTTATATGTTTTTGTTTCGGATTGAAGTGGCTGGAGGCCTTGATTTTAAAGGGTTTTGCGATTTTTTGTTCTGGTTTTTTTTTTGCTGTTTTGGTATTGCTTATACGAACTTCAATTTAATGTTCTTTCTTGTTGTTGACCACTTTTTTGTTTGTGCTTGCAGTATTGGATCTACTGTTAAAAAGGAAGGAGTTTCGTTCGTCGGATTTGTTATCAGGGTATTTAAGTTGATTTGTTGTTTTAAGTTGGTCGGAATATTTGCGTATAGAGGTTAGTTTGTTTTTTAAGTACATTTTGATAATCAGTCATCGCGCTGAAGGCCACGTAATCCGTGGCTTGTAGCGTGATTGGCTTCGCTAGATATACCCTTAAGACATACTCAAGCCCCCCCAAGAAATAAAAAACTTGCACGAATGCGTTTTTTAGAGCACAATCGCCTCAAAGACCTAGCTTTGGTCATTTTTAGCACTATACGCAATCCCTCGTTCTTGGGACCCCTAGCGGTAGCTTTGTCCAAAACGTTTATTTTCCAGCTCCCTCCTCGTATCTAGATTCTCCAAATCCCCCCCTTCTTCGAAAAAAAATTATTTTTTTTGAAAAAAACCGCTTTCGATCGATTTTTTGCGTCGTATCCGCGTCCTTCGTCGTTGGTCAATCAGCTCTGCTGACCTGAATGGGGCGGGTGAATCGCTCGCCAGAAGGGTATGCATCGTTTGCCGGACGGTCTCCAGGTTGCGGGTTAATGGCGCGAGGTTGGGGAGGGGGCGCTTATCGGATGTAGTGATGCTTAGGTTTAGGGTGCTCCCGCTGGTCTGATATTTCCCGCAAGAATTGACCGACAGGCTTTCAAAAAGTTAACTGTATATTCGTACAGTATTGGAAGTCGTGCGTCATGAGTTACTCAATTCTAGGCCCCATCAGTGAGGGCGGCTTAAAGGTGCCGCTGTGCCTCTTCCGTGTGCCGGCCGGGTTTCCGTCGCCGGCAGCGGATCACATCGAAGCCCAGATCTCGTTGGATGAGGTGCTTAACATTAGTGCGCCCCACGTCTACCTGGTTTCGCTCACAGGTGAAAGCATGCAGGGCGCCGGGATCTATGAGGGAGACTTGGCCATTGTCGATCGATCAATCGAGCCAGCCCACGGACACATAGTCATTGCGTTGTTGAACAATGAGCCCGTGTGCAAGCGTCTGTGCCTTCGCGGTCGAGAAGTCATCCTTATGTCAGAAAACCCCAAGTATCCGCCGCGGTACGTCCTTGAAGGTGACGAACTGGCGATCTGGGGTGTCGTCACCAGCAGCGTGCGCAGCCATGTCTAAGGCGCCGCCGATATTCGGCCTGATCGATTGCAACAGCTTCTACGCCAGTTGCGAACGCGTGTTCCGTCCAGACCTCGCGAAGGTGCCCATCGTGGTGCTGTCGAACAACGACGGCTGCGTCATCGCCCGCAGCTACGACGCCAAGCCCTACGTAAAAATGGGCGAGCCGTACTTCCAGATCAAACACAAACTCAAGCAACACGGCATTGTCCCGTTCTCCTCGAACTACGCGCTGTACGGTGACATGAGCGAACGTGTCATGACCTTGATCGAGTCTATGGTGCCGGCCGTCGAGGTCTACAGCATCGACGAAGCCTTCGTCGACCTCACCGGCATCAACGACGTGGACGGACTCGGCCGCAAGATCCGCAGCCAGGTGCTGCGCTGTACGGGCATCCCCGTCGGCGTCGGCATCGCGCACACCAAGACCCTGGCCAAGCTGGCCAACCACACCGCCAAACGCCTGCAGGCGCAAACCGGGGGCGTCGTGAACATCTGCGACCCGATCAAGCGCGACTGGGTGTTACGCAACACGGACGTGGCCGAGGTCTGGGGGATAGGGCGGCGCATGAAGCTGCACCTAGATGGTATGGGCATCAAGACTGCGATGGACTTGGCCAAGGCAGATGCCTGGACGCTACGAAAAAACTTCAGCGTGGTGATCGAGAAGACCGCCCGTGAATTGGCTGGCACGGCATGTCTTGAGTTGGACGAGCCGGATCCGCCCAAGCAGGAGATCTGCTGCAGCAGAATGTTCGGTAAGCGCCTCACAGAACTGGCACCGATCAAGGAGGCCGTCGCCACTCACGTGATGCGCGCCTCGGAAAAGCTGCGGGCCCAGAACTCGCTGTGTAAGAAGATCCGCGTCAGCATTCGCACCGGCATGTTTAATCCGGACGAGGCCAAGTACGCAAACGGCGTCCTGATCGAACTGCCATATCCAACCGATGATGTGCGTCTGCTGACCAAGGCCGCCGTCAACGCTGTCGAGCGCGTATTCCGGCCGGGATTCAAATACAGCAAGGCAGAGGTGATGCTCGTCAATCTTTGTCTGCCTGGTGAATTCACCGAGGATCTATTTGCCACCACACAATCGGCAGAGGCGACGAACCTGATGACGGTGCTGGATAAGATCAACGAGAGGTGGGGCAGGGGAACGCTGCGGTCTGCGGGTGTGCCGATCAATCCCGATTGGGCAATGCGACGCGAGATGATGAGTCAGAGCTACACGACGCGCCTTGATCAATTGTGGACGATTAGTTGTAGATAATGAATGTCTGCTTTCGGCCAGAAGCGGACACTCATGGCAGGTCAGCTTTCGGCCAGAATCAGACCTATATCCTGCTAAGAGGAAAGCTTGCAGTTCGAACCAGCCTTGGGACATCATGCATAAAAAGGGTTCAGCTTCCCGTTTAAACGTCTCATCTTACTCATGGGTGTGTAGAGAGTGCAGCATTTAGCTTGTCCTCAAGGAGGTTTTATACCAAAGGCGTTTTGTTGCTAGGTTCTAAGTAGACTCATGCTACATAGGACTGCGCAACGCGCTTCGTTCCCGAGTGCCAAGGAGGCATATTGCCATGACTGTGGACAGCTTCCCTCATTGCGTTTGGGAAAAAATCATCCCACTGTCAGTGGTGCGCCCGCTGCCAAATGCATTCCATGAATGGGCGTTCAGGCACGATGTTCGAGATCTGGACGAGCCGGTTTCTGAGCCTTGTTCCCTAAAGTCATTTCGGGATCACCATCAGATACACGACGCTCTTGCAAAGCACACCCTTCGGGTGTGGTCAGAACGCATTTTCAAATTTGGCCGATTGGCTCTCGATCACTGTCGTTGCTTGTCAACATCAGATGCTCAAAAGAAGCTTGTTCGTCTTATTCTGTGGATGCGAGGAGATTCCCTGTGCTAAGGCTTTAGAGAGCTGGGCAGCGGCGGAGAGATATCCGATACTCATTGACGTAATTTTTGCTTTAAATATTCAGCAGTCATCTCAAGGATGTTTTGCACTAATGAAAAATATCAAGTCTCTTAGAATACGTAATCTCAGAAGCTTTGGTCTAGAGAATGACTTTATTCCTCTAAAAAAATTAAATCTACTTGTAGGTAGAAACAGCAGTGGAAAAAGCACATTTTTACGAACCTTTCCTCTCATAAGGCAATCGGCAGAAGCCGATACGCGAAGCCCTATTTTGTGGTACGGCAGCTTTGTCGATTTCGGTGACCTGCAAACTGCGGTAAGAGCAGACACAGATGAAGTTATGTTCGACTTCAAACTCAATGTCAACATTGATGATTCAATAGACTTTTGGGAGCAGATCTCAGAGAACAATAATGAAAGATTTACTGTGGGTAATAGTAAAACCTATAAACTTGATGTGGATTTTACACTGGGCCTACGCAAGGGTGCAGGTCTGGAGAGTACTAATCGTATTCAGCTAGAGATTGAGTACGTTAAAATTTCAATATTATACTCCGGAAGCAATGTTATTAGCCTTTCTGTTTATCTGGACGACGTATTACTTTATGAGGGTTTTGAAGGTCGGACTATTAATGCTAAGGGAAACCTAATCCCCACTGAGTTCTTGAGTGAAGCTGATCTTAGGGCATGGCCTCCAGCCCTCTCAAAGGCCGAGTTTAGGAAGGCCTTTGTCGAATATATAGCGAGTCTACATCACTCTAACAAAAAGAGAGATTCGATTGTTAAGGCTCTTGCTGAAATTGTGTTTCTGCCGCCATCAAAGATACATTCTGCGCTGAAGAAATCCTTTTCAGACGATAAGATATTCCTGACCAATCTTGCTGCAGCAAAAGATGAGATTGTTAGAACTACGTTCGCGTATTTAGTAAGCGCCAACCTCTCAAAATTACTCAGCTCTGTTGATAAAGCGCTGTCAAATTTCTACAAAGGTGTTCGTTATTTGGGCCCGGTCAGGGCATCTGCCGAGCGATTTTATCGTTATCAGGATCTTCAAGTAGGTCAAGTTGATCATACTGGATCGAACCTGCCGATGGTACTAAACTCATTAGGCCTCTCTGAAAAAAGAGAGTTAAATAAATGGATCTTAGAAAATTTTGAGTTCGAGCTTGAAATAACCAATACTGGCTCACACTATGCTATTAAAATTAAAGATGCCGGAAGCTTGCAGTACTACAATGTAAGTGATATGGGTTTCGGTTATTCACAACTACTTCCGATTATTGTTTCTATATGGCTTGAGAGTCGTGAGAAAAATTCTGGAATGTTTAACTTTTTAGAACGAGATCGACAGCTCGTTTTTGCCATTGAACAGCCTGAGCTTCATCTGCATCCTCACATGCAACACAAATTTGGTAAAGCAATAGCAAAAATTGCCAACCTTAAAGGTGAGGATGATTTCTGCTTTGTCGTGGAAACGCACAGTAAACATATTATTGACTCTATAGGCGAGAGTATTGAAGACAAGATCATTAAAAATAGTGATGTTAATGTCTCTTTGTTCGATAGAAACGACAGCGGAGTAACCAGTACATCCGGTTCTGGATTCGATGAACATGGGTATTTAGAAGTCTGGCCTGCTGGATTTCTATCGCCATGATGATAAAAATAAGCGACATGGTCGGATTAGCTCAAAACAAAGATAAGATTCGAGCTTTAAACAATATTTTGATGGCGTGCGGCGAAGGAAAGCACGTGCTTTGGATGCCCGCTAAGCTTGCAGATCAGATAATTCAGGAAAATATAATCAGCGGGTATCAATTAAACGTTCTGTACTTTGTACGAGAGCAGAGCCGTCTTACAAGAGCACACTTAGACCGGCTTGAATTTCATGTGGATGTTGGATTTGATGAACCCGCGCCTATGGGGTTTTTCGCTCCAAAAACTTTGCGCATAAGTTATGATTACTTTGTAGATAGCGCTCATGTGCAACTGCCTGTATTTGTATGCGAAAATATTACTGATATAGATTTTTATATTTTGGCGGGCATGGTTTTCTTGAACGATTCAAAGCTACTCAAGGAGTACGCTTTAAAGTTTATTAAAGTTGGGGGTGGAGGAAATACGACAATCAGTTCATTTGAAAACCACCTTCGAAATAAAAACTTGGTAATATGCATCCTCGACAGTGACAAGTCCCACCCCAATGCCTCACTTAAGGAGACGGCATTGAGATTTGAAGAGTACGAAAAAGGTTGGGGGCAGCGTTATTGGTTGCATATTTTGAACTGTACTGAAGCCGAAAATTTAGTTCCGATGAAAATTGCTGAAGAAGCTCTCCATCAAGTCGGCGCCAATTCAGCTCTTCAAAAATTTAAGGTTCTGACGCCCGAGGCCAGGCAGTTTCTTGACCATAAAGAGGGATTAAAATTTAGTGTTGCACGAAACTTGGACAGGACCCTAAACATCCCTCACTGGTCTACCTTTTATGAGGAGGGTGACGAGGGAGATTATTGGATTTCAGAGCCCCTAGGCTCAAGCTTCTTAGATCGAAGTGTCGAGATCATGGGGAGTATGAGTACTCTGAAGCTGGCTGAGCATTTTGATGCTGATCTTGATAGTCAGCTTCTCAGCTTAGCGTCGATGGTTGCTGCTTGGGGCATTGGTTACAAAAAATCGATAAGATAATGGTCGATTCTATTTTTTCTCAATCAGCGTCTCCTGGAAGTAATGTCATTGCGTGGATAAGCTCGAAGTTGAGCCTGCTTGACCCACCCCTGTCGGTCTCTTACGAAAGAAATCAGCTCGTTGCAGTCGTTTGCTTTGGGCTGTATTCGCCTTGCCTGACCTCCGCTCGTCGACTTTTCGTACAAAACCTAAGCTTATATAGCGAAGTCGAGTTCCGCGCCCCTAGACGGCCTGATCGCCCACTCTCAGACGTCTGCCTCTGGCCGGAACCGGACGGCCGTAAGCGGCCACTATCGGCCAAAAGCAACCACTAACATGCGCCTAAGAAAATAGCGGCAAGATTATTCTTACCCCCAAACATGCGTTACACACCAATCAAGCTGGAGAGGGACGAAGATTCTCGGCAATTGTGACGAGCGAGCTGGTCTAATGGCGGGAATGGTAGCCACAAGTGACTGAGTCGCGAAGAACGCTCCACGGCCCTTCAGTCCTTCAATTTGGATATGGCGGGAGACCGGTTGGTCGCTATGGCAGAGGTGACGATGGCAATATTAAAGGATGAGCATGAGCAAGATCGCAGTTAAATGCCTGACAAGTTCAGATCTGACCCTGTTTACATGGCATTTCGATAACACCGTTGGAAGTCGTCAGATCGCTATCAATCTCAACGCAGATGTCTTTATCAAAAAGCTGTACCCGGAATTGCCTATTTTGGCCAAAAGAGGAAGGTCGCCTTTTCACTTGGACTTGAGCATTTATGGCCCTGGCCAAGCGGATATTCACTCCCTTAAAAAGCAAATAATTTCGAAACCCAGTAAAAATTGGCGTTTGTGCGGCCCCTCTATCACTAACCCGTCCGATGAGCCGAAGCGTTATAACGACCTTGCTTCAGGCGACTACGCGATCATGAGGTTCCGCGGCGAACCCGAACCCACAGAACTTACGATGACGTTGGTGAGCGCCAGCCTTGAGAAGGACGAGGCGTTGCATGCCGGGCTTCAAAATCTGATGGCCGGCCGCTCCATGGCTGCTCTTTCGCCTGAAGAGCTTGCTGGCCTTGGTATCGAAGCAGCCCTAGAGGATGCCGCACAAGGCGGTATTGATGGCCAGCGACAACTTACTGGTTGGACCTCAAGTCGTAAGATCGATAAGGCAGAGCTTGACAGAGCCAGAGAACGTGCGAACGCGACCGGCCAAATAGGTGAGGAATTTGTTGACTACTTCCTCAGCCAAGAGCAAGCAAACAGACGAATTCAGACCTATGAGTGGGCATCGCTTGCTAATGCTATAGAAGCGTTCGACTTCAAAGTCGACGATTCAGTTTTGATTGACGTGAAATCAACTGCGTACAGCTTCCAGCAAAAGCTGCATATTTCATTTAATGAACTACTGCATATGCGTGATCACCCTTATCACCTTTATCGCATTTACGATATTCAAAAGCTGCAGGCAAAATTGCGCATTTGCGTGAACGTTCGCGAGCTCGCAGTGAAGACTATCGAGGTACTGGAAAAGCTGCCATTTGATATCAAGGTAGATAGCGTCTCCCTTAGCCCGGACTGTTTCGAGTTTGATGACGAGATCTTGATTGATACTGCCCGAGTCGACTCCCTTGCCTGATAGCACCCGCCCTTATCTCCGGCAGCTAATGAGCCGATCTTGTGCTCCCTTGGACTATAAACGAGATGTATGGTGTCATGAGCTGGTACCTTAGGCATGATTGGCGTGACCTTTTTTTTTATTGGGTAAACCTATCGATTAACCTCGCTTGGTTGGCAACCAACGCTAGTGAGCGGTGAGTGACTGGGTTCTTTTCCACCTCTCGCCGAGTGGCGGGGAACGACCCATAGCAGTCCTTCGCGCCGGGCGCTAGTCTGCCAAAAACAGTCACGTACTGCCAATATAGTCAGTCACAGACATCTCTTGTCAGTGATCAATATCGTGGTCTGTCCACCCGATTATTCAAGTCTCCGAGTTGGAGTGGATTATTTTTTCTGGAGGTTGCTAATTTTTTAGGGCTTGGCCAAAATCGGCTTTAATGTGTAGTACAAGGTCGACACTAAATGAGCTTGCTGACCCCTTTTGGGTCTCTCCGAGATATTCCCCTAGACAACATCGAGCAGCTAAAGGAAATACTTGTTCGGTCTGACAAGAGCAGAATGCTTGAAGGATTGGTCATTGAAGCTGTGTTCAATGATTACCTCGGCAAGTTGGTTGCTCAAGGAATTGATGTTTTACCGGTTTCTCTCGTAAGGACCCTGACGGTAAAGGAAAAGCCACGCAAGAAATTCGTGAACTCTTGGTGGGTGTGGGACCACTCCGACACCGGTCAAGAAGCAGAGGACCTGCGCCATCTGCTGGCCCCTTCGTCCGCTCAGGGTGACTTTCTGTTTGATTGCTACTACGACGAGATGAGGCGTGATTTCTTCATTAAGAAATGGGGAGAGCAGACCAACATCCCGATTCAGTCTTTCATGCTGAAAAAGCGAGGGCATTCGGCTCCTCGGTTCAGAATTCCTTCAACGTCGGTGATTGACGAGAATCGATCTCAACAAGCGTTCTGGGCCGGAATTTCTAGCCACTATACCGATGATCTCTTTAAGCATGTCGTCCTTCATCGGCTGTTTAAAAACTGTGCGATACAACCTTTTTTCGATGGTGTCTGGGACATTGACAGCTTGGCGCGATGGCCAGACAACTCTCTCATGCAGTTAGAGGTGAAACACAAGTACCCGCGTATTGAGAAACCTTCCGGGAAACTCTTCTTTGGCATTAACAATGGTCAGTTGCAAGTAATGCAGGATTTAGCACGTCGAGGAATCAAGACGCTGCACATGATAATGGTGAAGCCCATCTGGAACAAAAATGTTGGAACGGGCTATCTCTTAAATAGAATTGGCGACCGGAAGAACGTATTGCTGTTGGCAAAGTTATTGGATGCAGGTACTTTGCGCCAGATTCGCTCCAGGCAGTCATCACAGACGGGGGCAGAGCAGTCCTTCACCGGCGAGGATGAACAGAAGGCCCGCTACGTTGGCGCATCTGAGTTTCAACTCCTCGGAACGCTTGATGATCCAGTTGACACTGTGGCAAGAAACATTGCCCTTGCCGCCACAGGCGCCCTCAACCAGCCAGTCACTGATCAGCTTTTAATTGATAACCGAATTCACCGGTAAAAAATACTAGAGAAAGATCACCGCGCTGGAGGGGGAATCTTAGGATGACCCTGATGGCAGCGAGTGACTGCTCCTGGCCGGTTGCTGCCGTTGCGGCTTAGGGCAAAATTAGGGCATATGGGAGGCCGCTTGAGCCCACTGTACGCCATCGGCGAAGCGCGAAAGCGCCGTTTTTGGTGGGCTAAAGCGGCCTGCAAGGAATCCAGAAGGGGTTCGAATCCCTATCCCGCTTAATTGAGTCGCTGCAATGGGTGGTTAGCTAGCCACTTCATCCACGCCCCAAAGGCCCATGCTCGCACGCTTCAGTTGCTCATCAAATGATTCCCATGCGAAACCGGCATTGCGGATTATCATCCCGATGATCTCCACGAGCCGTTGCATCTGCTCTAGGGTTGCTTTCATGTCTCCCCATTTAATGCCCAGTGTGCCGATATCAACGAGCTGGTATTTGTCTACGACCAAGTGCACTTCGGTATGCGCAGTTACCTTGTCACGGATGGTTCTGAATGACTTAATCGTTGAACTGTCGGATAAAGCTGACCACAGGCCGGTGGCCTCGGAATACAAATTGTCGAATTGGGCTCCGCGTTGAGCCTCCTCTTGCAGCTCAATGCGTCTGAGAGCCTCAAGTATTTCAGGCTCGGTTTCATCCTCTTCCTGAGGGAGTTCCCAGGCAGCAAACTGCTCACGTAGTGTGAGTCGAAGCGCGTCGTCTGCTAATGCTCGAATAATATTTTTTAAACTAGGAGTTCGCGTGTCGTCATCGAGCGTCAGTTTTGCGATGTCCTGCGCGCAAGAGAGGAATAGTGAGTCCTTTAGAATGCTGAATCCCACAGCTCGTTTTCCGGAGCCAAGGGTGGTCACCACAGCTTTATCGAAAAGCAACGGTTCTAGGATCGAATACCTTTGACGCAGTTTAATAAAAGCGTCGAGCAAGTGGGATGCGTGAGCCTCAAGTTTCTCTAACTGGGTTGGCATGAGAGGTGACCCTTGGACGTTGTAGACACCAGATGCTGTTTTAGCCCGAAAGCGGCCGAGTAGTGCTCGTTCGGAACGGCAATATCCGAGGCTAGCTCCCACTCTTTCCCTTCAGCTTGGCAAGTCCTTGCTTGATATATCCAGCGTTTTCGCCAATCGCCCACAAGGCACCGCGGACGTTGTCTCCGACTTCGGTGAAACCTTGCTGTTCAACATGAAGCGTAAGCTCCATCAGGGCTGCTTCCAGGCCGAGCTGATTCTGGTAGATCCTTTCCAGCACATCCGATAACGAATATTCGTCAGCCACAGCCTCGACTCCTTTCGCAAAAGGAAAAGCATAGTACCGGTAGTGTCCTTTGTGGGCGGTAGTTGCTCGATGCTTAGAAATTGCTACAAAGCATTGTCTTTTTGAGGGCATAGCCAGGCTGGCCGGGGTGTAGAAGAGGGACTACGACCAATCCATCATTGGGGCGACGGAGAAGCGGCGGGAGAGTGGGGCGGGTGTGGCGGGAATAGGGGACATTAGGGATACGGAATCGGTGTGGCTGGGAGGTGGGGGAGTTTATCAGGAATGGGAGGTGGGGGCTTGGGGGCAGGAATGGCAGAGTGGGTTTACAGCGTCCTACTTCTGGACCTGCTGAGCTTGCTCAACCTGCATTGGATTGAGCGAGACAAATCCAATGCAGGATTGATAGCATGTGGCTATCAATATTCACATCCTTGTAGGAACGGAATCCATGTCGAAAAAAATCCATGCTTTAGTGCTTTGCCTGGGCGGCCTTGTTGGCGCTATGCAGAGTGCCGTTGCAGCTGACAACCTGTTCAAGAGCTACGGCTACGATACGCCAATCACGAAATACACCGAGGCTGGCGGTTACTATGATTGCTCGGAAGAGGTGGGCGCGCCCGCCCGGTGTATTGATGACGTGGATTTCATTGATCAGAAATTCACCGCTGGCTTGGTGTTCAGCGGTGACAAGCTGATTATGGTTTCCCTTTTCGCGCCCTATGAGCGTGAACTGTTTGGGCGTGCCATCGGTGCGCTGGCCAAGTCGTTCGGTCTGGTCGCACTGGCTGACGGCAAGTCCATGCTGGATCTTGTCGATCTGGCGGCAAAAGCTAAAAGTAAGGATGAGTACACCGCTAAACTCACCAACTACGAAAGTGTTGCTCTAAACGCCAATAATCTAACTTACTCGTTTATTGAGGGTGCCGCCTCGATCAAAGGCACCCCTAGTGTTTCTGGTTTGATGGCAGCCGCGCCTGCGAATGTCAGGGGGGCTGATCTGATTGTCACGGGCGAGGGCGAGGAATCGGTCATCATGATCAAGTTTTCTTTCCCGAAACTTGACGAGAACAAGCTCGTTGAGCAGACCAAAAAACCGGTTGAATCTTTCTGAGTTTGGTACTTTGTTGTTTAACACGCCTCGCTAACAGTAGAAAGGGATAGATTTGTTTGCTAATTTTTAGAAGATAAATAAATCTGTCCCCGTTGTTCCCGGGGGAGGTGTGCATTAGTACTCTAAGGGGATGGGATATAAATAAATCCGTCCCCTTTTTTCGAAGTGTAGGGGCCCGCCTCACTTAAGAATCATGAAATTTCATAATTTCCTTCCAGATATAGCTGTAGCTGTAGCGCAGCCATGTAACTTTTAACAGGTCGAAGCTACGTCGAAGCCAACTGTGTTCTCGCGCATTGAGTTCTTTGGCTATTTCATCAAGTAACCACTCATCCTGAAAACCACTCCAAACAGGAGGAACGGGCGTTTCAAGGTTGCTGAAACACACAGGCGCAACTTCTGAGTACAAGATTTCTTCAACGACCTTCGGGTCGTAGCTCCGAATTCGCTCTGCGATAGAGGAATAGTCGACAGCGCTGTCTACGAAGGCTTCTGCCAGCGCGATCTGGATACTCGCCCGTTCCGCAGGAGTCAGAATATGTCCCAATGTGCCAGCTCCTCTAACTCTGCATCGAACGTATCAGCCGCGATCCCGCCAGCAATCCCGCCGGCGATGCTTCCAATGAGAACAACGGCTATGGCACAGGCCGGAGCTCCAGGACCACAAAGAGCGGATATGCCCAAGCCCGCCAGAAACCCACCAGCCGCACCACCACCGAGGATGGTGGCTTGACGGGCCGTTTCCTTGGCCTTGTCGTCTGCGTTCAGTATTTGGTATGTGGCAAGCACCGCCGTCATGATGATTCCAACCTTTCCCATAACAGACATGATTTTGGTTCCAGCAGAGAATTTGGCATTAGCACTGCCAGACCGCTCTAGAGCTTTGTATAAGACTTCTTTCTGTTGGGCCTTAGAAAGTTGTTCGTAATTTTTGTTGAACTGGGTTTGAGACTTTCCGTCGAGGATTTCGCTGTATGTCTTTCCAGTTTTTTTCTTTTTTTGCACGATGGCCAGGCCCTGTGCAGAGGTCAGCTTGCGGTGTTCGTACATGATTTTGTTGCGCATCTCGTTGCTGAACTTTGTCGCGTCCTCGACGCTGATATTGCCGGCTCTCACGTCAGCGAATATCTGCTGTGACATTCGTCGAATATTGCCCTCGTAGCTTGCACGGACGCGCTCGTCCTTGATGGCATCGATGGAAAAACGGCTGGCCGCCCCCTCCATGCCTGAAATCGCCATCTCAAGGGGAGACCGGTCAAGCGTATGTTCGCTTTTGACAACATAACTTCCGGTTACTAGGTTCGGTTCCGTCACGAGAATATCCTTATCCCAAAATATCGTTCAGCAGTCCGTCAATACCTGCGGTTGTGCAGGTGTTCTCGTGTTGGGCAAATGCCAAGGTATGGCATGTCTTTCCAGTGGGGTTGGAGAATTTGACCGAGTTGTTCGCGTCAAAGACTCCGGGCATCGAGGAGCCATCGTCAAAGTGAGCGGTGCAGGAAAATCCTTCATAGCTTTCTTCTGCGGGAATATTAAAGCCGATCCAGTTTCCGTGGATGACCATGGGTGTTGGCGGAATAAAGGTGGCAGGCGTATGGGCGCTGCCGATGATTACTGTACCCGAACCTCCAATCACAACGTCGCCATGGGTGCCCACAGTACCGAGTAATGCGGCATTTTTTCCGTTGATAAACACGGTGCCGGACACTTCCGAGGCTAGCGCGCTGCCGCAAGTACATGTGTCATCTTTGCGAGCGGCTGCAAGACCGTCGAAGAACACATCAGGAGAGCCGGACGCGATAGCTTTGGGGCCGTGCCCAGGTATGGGGCAACTGGTTGGGTCGGTGATACGTGCAGCTGGCTTCGCCATGATTGACTCCCTGTCAAAGAATTTAACGGGAACAACTGTATCAGACCTGCTCTGAGAAATGGCTGGCGGAAACCTTAACGAAAAAGTAACGAAATGGGGGGCGAAATGGGGGCAGATTTATTTTCATACGGCGTTGATTCTATAAATGGGCTGGTTCTCCCCAATCACCAAGGTTCGGGGAGCGCGCCAACGGGTTGCCATGGGTTGCATAAATTTCGTCTTGGGCGAAATTCAACATCCGAGACTCGATGTATTTATGGGTTGCCGGCTTCAATGACTCGTACCACTCAGGAGAAAGCGCAACGTTTTCACTGAGATCTAGTGCTGCGTGTATTACGGCTAAGGTGGGTGAGCCTGAATGTGCCAATGACTCAAAAAGTCTCAATGGAGCGTCATTCGCTGTATCGAGCCAAGAAAAAATTGCTGCGCTTCCGGATTTCAGGGGAATGATCGAAACCATTACATGGGATATTTCGACAGTTCTGTCTGCCAAGTCTTGAAGCCGATTTCCGTTAAAGTCGACGGTTGGCTCAACAGCGAAAGACGCTACTACAGTTGGCGGCTCAGGGAAGATCAAAGCCCGAGACACAAGCCTTTTCCAATCCTTAGCTATCAGTACTTCATCTAGTCGGCTTTTCAGCGCTTCAATGTCTGATGCGCTTTCGAGAACCTCTGAAAGATATTTTTCAAATTGCTCTGAGAACTGTACGTCCTCTTGAATGCTATGCATCGCAGCGTACTGTTCAAGAGAAGGGGTGGACTCAAACTGTTTTCGTTTGTAATAGCTTTCGCGAGCTACGGCCCGGTATGCAAGCATAAACAGTTGCTCAGAGGTGAATTCGAAAGCCCGAGTCTCAATGCACGCAAATAGATCCCGATCATGTGCACGGCAGAAGCCGTTAAAAACAGAAACATCTCGCAAACCTTGCAACTCGAGATTCAGGGGGAATTTTAAGTGGTCTCCACTGATGTTTCCGCGCATAGCATAAACGCGACCGTCTCTTGATATTGGTCTTAAAAATGCCTCGAGGGACAGAGTGTGCGCAGATACGATTGGACCTTCATGATTTTGGTGTGGTGCAAGGCACACCTTGGTCTGATAAAGCTTGTTGAACCTGGCAATCTGCTGGCCCACGGCTCGCCGACGCTCTGCGGCTGCGCGGTCTGCCTCCATCTGGCGATTTAATGCTTGTTCTACTCGCTCTTGTTTGCTGCCTCGTGATTTCGCCTGTCCCATTTCTATTCCCTATTCCCTATTCCCTATTCCCTATTTCCTATTCCCTATTCCCAAGTTAGTAAACCATACCGCGACGGTTCAGAGGCTTGTGCATCTAAAATGGCGAGCATTCGTACCTGCCAGGGTTTTACTCTAAATCAGACTGACACTACCTCGTAAATTCAGGCCAGCCAACTCTCTAGGTGGGTCAGTAGCTTCGGGGACGATTAAAGTGCTGGACACTCAAATTCTCAAGGTTGGTGGTGCTGCAGGTAATAGGACATTTCAACTTGGCGTGCATTCGTCCCCCCGCCACGCCTGCGGACCACTCGCGATTCGGTGAATGGTGGTACGAAAATGCTACGGGGTTTTCAGAGGTTCGCTATAAACCACGGTTTTACTGGACTGTAGAGTTCGTGGTTCCAATCCATTATCGGTGCGACGGACAGCGCTTGAAAAATAAGTGCACAGAGCGCCTAGCAAATGGCGACAGGCTTGGGTTCGATCTCTGTGCTCATTAAGATTTTAAACACAGAAAAACGCGCATGTTTAGATGAGACACATTGTTGTAGTTGGTCACCTACAACACCTTGCGCCACCCCCTACACCTAAGACAGAATCCGCCGGCTTGTGCCTCTAGCTCGCGGGTTCTATCGTTCCTAGGTCACTGAAAAGCAGTGATCGGGTTTGGTAGACCCGCAGCATTGATGCATTGCGTCATCCCAGCACAGCGCCTTTCTTGGGGGCTGTTTTGATGGTGGCCATGCGCAGGGCTTCTTCGGAAGCGCCGGTTCCAATGCCCGGTCTACCAACCTTCGTATGGCCGCCACCCATCGTTTGGTAGCGAGAGGGTGAAAGCTCCACTAATAGCATTGGAGTTTCACTTATGTTCAAACCAACACCGAATCCACCAGAAACCGATCCCGCATCCCCCTACGATTCCCTCAACCCCAAAAAACTCCACGAAGCCGCCGAACGCGCGCTCGATCACTACCTCCTGCCCGCCGGCCACATCATGGCCAGCGTCAACGAGCCCGAGCGCATGTACCTCGCCAACCCGAAGTACGACTCGGAATCCCTGTTGGCCAATGCCAGTGAAACGCTGAGTTCCGCCTCGGAAATGCTCAACAACTTCGCCGCCGCACTCGACCCCTCGCACCGCAAAACCGCGCTGGGTATTGCGCAGGTGGTGATGTTGGGGGAGTTGGCGGTGAATCAGGCGTTGGATAACGTTGAGGTGAAGGCGTAAAGCCTGTCCCGCCATGGGCAGATGAAATGCTCTTTCACGGATAACAAAAAGCCGTCACTTTAAGGTGACGGCTTTCACTTGCAGATCTAGCCAAACTGACTAGCCGACTCAAGCGCAGATTTCGGTTTCCTCAACCGCGTCAACTGGTAAGCAATCGCCAACCAGACAAACCACCCCGGCATGACCATCAGCGCAATCCGCGTATCAGGCCGCAACGCCAGCAACCCCAGCACAAACCCCAAAAACGCCAACGAAAACCACGCCATCGGCACGCCGCCCGGCATCTTGTAAGCCGACTTCGCATGCAGATCCGGGCGTTTTTTCCGGTAGGCGATGTAAGACGCGAGGATGGTCGACCAGGTGAAGATCACCAGAATCGCCGACACGGTGGAGACGATGGTGAATGCGGTCATGACTTCCGGCACGATGAACAGCACCAGCACGCCGACCAGCATCAACAGCGTGGTGAACGCCAGGCTCAGCAGCGGCACGCTGTTGCTCGAAAGTCGGCGGAATAGGCCGGGCGCGTTGTCCTGGTTAGCCAGTCCGAACAGCATGCGGCTCGAGGAGAACACGCCGCTGTTGGCCGATGAGGCCGCTGAGGTCAGGACCACGAAGTTGACGATGCCGGCGGCTGCGGGAAATCCGGCGACGAGGAACAGTTCGACAAAGGGGCTTTTGACTGGAGAAACCTGTTGCCACGAGGTCACGGCGATAATGCAGGTCAGCGCGAGGACGTAGAACAGGATGATCCGCAGCGGAATCGAGTTGATCGCTTTGGGCAGGGTCTTCTCTGGCGAGCGGGTTTCGGCGGCGGCGGTGCCGATCAGTTCGGTGCCGGCGAAGGAGAAAATCGCCATTTGAAATCCGGCGAAGAAGCCGAACAAGCCGTTAGGGAACGCCGCCTGTTTGTCCACCAAATGACTCAGGGACGCGGTGACGCCACTGGGCGAGACGAACGAGCTGGCAATCAGCACGCTGCTGACGCCG